CGAGGGCAATCAGCCCCCGGTCGCCGTCATCGGTGACGCCGATAATTCGTTGAGCATGCGCTGGGTCAAGTTCGGCTCTTGTGGGGCCATGAACCACGCCGCCGGTGGCGGTGGTGGCTGACAACGATCCGTTGAAGGCGCCGGTGGGGGCGTCGAGTAGGACTGACAGGCGCAGATCAGCAGTGGCAAGGCGGTCGCGCAGGCGACTTTGATCACGTTGGACATCACTCAAGGCTCGGAAATGGGTTTGTTCGCTGGTAGCCAGGCGCTGTTCGAGCGCAAGGCGTTTGTCCTGTTCGGCACGCTGCTGCGCAACCGTTGCCAGGGCCAACTGGTTGATGGTTTCGGTGTGGAATCGGGCCTGCTCTGCAAGCTGTTTGCCGTAGCGCCAGTCCTGTAATTGCCACGCGATGACTGCGGAAGCACCGGCTAAAACGGCCAGCAGCACACCTTTGGCCACCAGTCGATACGGCGCTGGGATCAGTTCGCCGAGACGCATAGCACCGCCCTCGCCCGCCCCCACAAATCCAGCCGATCCTGCAGGCCGTTGAGACCGCCGTTGATCCTTCGGGTGATCGTGTTGAATTCGTTCTGATCGGCCAGCGCGTTCAGCCCATTCACGGACCAGAACCACGCGGCCGACTCGGCGGCCCACTGCGGCAGCTCCAGCAGTTCAGGCGTGCGCAGCAATCGCTCGTCACCGAACAGCGCCAAGCTGCAGCGCAGGTAATTGTCGTGGCCAGTGACCTGGATCAGGCCGCGACCGCGATAGCGCTGGCCATCACCATCTGCTGCCGGCGAGTTGCCCAGTTTCGCAGCCAGGCTGCCGGTGTCGTATTTACTCAGGTACTGGTCGCCGCCCAGTTCCCGGACGTACTGCAGCTGACCCGACTCGTGACCGACTTGCGCCAGGAACGCGGCTTGGCGTTTCGGCGTATTGATCTGTCGATGGGCCATGGCTGCGTTGAGGGCGGATACAAAAACGCCCGCTTGGCGGCGGGCGTTGGGCATGATGCTTTGCAGCTGTTGTTCAGTGATGGACATACAAACTCCAGACGTAAAAAAACCGCACTCAGGCGGCGATGGGATGCGGCTATTGCTTTTCGACGTTCACCACCTTGAGGGGTGGTTTCGGTCCTTTCTTTTTCTTGCCTTTGGATTTACCGGCTCTGCCGGCATTGCATTCGACCGTGGTCGACCAGCCGGACTGGGTGAACACCTGCTCGACCGAATCCGCCAGGTATTCGCCATCAAGCCCCACCTTGAAACCCTGAGCGATGATGGGCCGATCGGCGAAGATGTCCGTTCGGCCGGGCATTTCAAGCCGCACATCGGCGGTCGAGCGGTTGAACGCTGACAGACGGGCCTTGGCTGCCGCTTCAGCAGCGGTCTTGTTTGGGTAGATATGGCGGTCGGTATGCACTGCCGGCAGGCCATCCGGAGCGTCATCATTGTCGATGGTGACCACCGCGAGCTTGCCGTTCTTCTTGTCCTGATGCTTGGTCGAGACCGTCTTGTGCGAATTGCGATCACCGAGACTGAACTGCCAACGGCTGAGGTCGCGTCGGGTCAGGCTAATGGCGCCGAACATCTTACCGCTGGCTGTCTGGCCACCCTGACGCGGCATCACCAACAGTTTGCTATCGGCGACCTTGGCTGTGCAGTCGTACTGCTTGGCCAGACGGGTGATGAAATTAAAATCGGACTCGTTGAGCTGGTCGACCCGGGCGACCTTGGTCGACACCGGGCAAACCGGCTGCCAGCCATTGCGCACGGCGACATCAGCCACAATCTTCGACAGCGGCACGTCTTCCCAGCTTCCGCTACGGATAGTCTTGCCACTGCCACGCATGTCGCTGGCCTTGCCCTTGATCACGATGGTATCCGGTGGACCTGATACCTCGACCGTGTCCACGGTGTAACTGCCCATGCGCGCCAAGGTCGTTTCGGCATAACCCAGGTAGATTTCGATTGAGCTGCCACGCCGAGGTAATTGCACTTGCCCGTCACGGTCGTCTATACGCAACTCAAACTCGTCGGACTCCATGCCTGGCTTGTCAGAGGTACGCAGCAATAACAGCCGATCATTGATCTTGGCCGTGACGTCAGCCCCATCGGCGACGATTCGAAACATCGGAGTCATGGTTTTTTTCCAATAAAAAACCCGCTCGAGGCAGGTCATAAAAACAGCGTGTCGTTACGTGTTACGAAGCGGCGATATCGCCCAGAGTCAATCCCACAAGCTGACGCCTTCACTGGTCGGACTCGGCAGATCCGGCAGGACAATAATCACGCCCGACCGGAACGGCTGAGGCTCATCGGCCAGCCCCTGATTGGCATCGAGCACAGCCTCGACGCTGCCATTCAGATGGCCGTAAACGTTGTTGCAAATGACATCGAGCATGTCGCCATCAGACGTCCTGCATGTCGTCGCCATAGCGCTCAAACTCCAAAGTGAACCCCTGTTTTCGAGCAATCCCGCCGTGCAGCAGCGCGGACTGTTCCTCGTTGATGTTTTTCAAGCACCATGTTCCGATCACTTCGCCATAGCCGGTGGTCAGAGTCAGCGGTTGCAGCCTGGCCCCGATGGAACGCAGGGTGTCGAGCTGCTTCAATCCGCCCTTGAAGCCTGGGTAGATCGTGCCCTTGAGCGTCAACTTTTCATCGCCCATACCGATGGCCTGCTTCGCCGGCCGGCGCGTCAGCCGCTCCTGCGAAGCCCAGCGGAATTCGGTCGAACGGCTCAGCTCATCAAAGGCTGCCGTGTCCAGGTTGAAGTAATACGGCTCAATTTTCGGATCGCGCGGCTGAATGATCATCAGGTGGGGGAACGGCTTCACCGCCTCCGGCGCCGGCGTAGCCTCACCGGCAAAGGAACTGGTGGGCACGATGTTGGCCAGCGACGGACTGACCTTGCCGGCGACGTTGTTGATTGCCGTGGCCGCCTTGCCCGCCTGCTCCTTCAACGTGCCCAGCCGATCCTGCACTTCAGCCGCCGCCCGAGTGGCGCGGCCGTACACCGCGACCACTTGACCAACCTTGGCTTGGGCTGCGTCGACGCCGCGCATCACCCGCTGAAGTTTGGCGCCGATGGCCGGGCCGACAAACGGGATGTTTTCCAGCTCGGACGCGGCGCCTGTTAGTTCACGGATCGCGCCGTTGACCGGGGTCAGCATGCCGTCAGCACTGCGCCGCCCGGTTTCCGCTGCCTCGACCAAATACTTCAGGCTCGATTGCATTTGCTCCATGTAAGCCATGAAACCTCCTTAGACATGGGGTTCGTCGTACAGCTTGGCGGCGTTACTCTTCGCCGCATCCGCCATCATTCGCTGCATGTGCGGCATCAAATCCTGCGCCAAGGTTTGCGGGTCCTTGACGTCGCCCTGCACGGTGACCGGCATGCTCAGCGAATATTGGAACTGCTGGTCCACCTTGGCCGGCACCGTTTTTTCTGGCTCCTTGGGCTGAATGGCCAGCGCCGCCGACTTGAGCGGCGCCGTCACCGCCATAGAGCGCGCGACATCCCCCAACGCCGGTCCTTGCTGGCCCGCTGACGCCATCATGAGCGGCGTGGTTGGCACCGGTGACTTTGCCGTCTGTTCGGGCTTTTCATCCTCGCCACCAAACAGCGATTTACCCAAGGATCCGCCCAGCGCCGCGCCGCCCTGACTGCCGAGGTAAGCACCGATCAGGCCACCAATAGCCGTGCCGATGATGGGCACCACCGAACCAATGGCGGCACCAGCTGCAGCACCGGCCATGGTGCCGGCCAGATTGCCTGCGGCCGCACCGTAACCTTCGGCTTTTTCGTCCTGGGTCTGGGCGTTTTCGAAAGTGTCGAACGCCATCGCACCGGCTTCCAGCAGCGAACCGCCGGGAATCCCCTTGGCAGCTTTGCCGACCTTGCCGACGGCCTGTACTACCCCCGTCAGTTTGGACATCGCAGCGGTCGGAACTGCTGGCACCGGAGGAATCGGTGGCCTTGGTACTGGGACGGGTGGACGTGGCACAGGAACCGGCGGACGTGGTACCGGAGCAGGGGGGCGCGACACCGGTGGACGCGACGAGCCAGGTCGAGGCTGCGGCCGACGCCGCGAGGCATTGCGCCGCGAGCCGCGTCCACGTCGGCGAGTTTCGCCCGGGGCATCTACGACACCGGGGTCGCGCAGGGCGTGGGCATTGACGACGAAAACCTTTTTGACTCCGTCGTCACCACCGCCCGCCTCGCCTTCACCATTGCCGCCCGAGACCGCCTCTTGGGCCAGCGAGACGACTTTGAGACCAGTGGTGACCAGATCGAATTTCCCGGGCTTCTTGTCACCGCTCTCCCCGGCATCACTGCTGCTATCTGCCGGCTTACCCTTGAACGCCGCCACTGCCTTGAGGCCTTCTTCAACCAGCGACAGTGCTTTACCGGCCTTCCCTTTGGGTTCGGCATTGACACCGCCGTCGCCATCCTCAGCGTTGGTCACAAAGACCTTTTGCACCTCACCTGACTTGCCTTTACCCAAGGCTCCGCGTGCCAGGTTGAGCATTCCTTTGCCCATCTTGAAAGAGCTATACAGGCCAGACAGTCCAACCAATGCAGCACTAACCAAACCGATTCCCGTGACGACGCCGGGCGAACTGTCAGACAGCGACGTGATGCCCTTCGCTACCTTGGTCAACGACTCCGCGACGACGTCCGTCACCGGCCGCAAGGCATCGCCGATGCTGCGCATGGCGTCATCCATCGACTGGGCCATCTCGGCCCACTTCTGCGATGACGACTCACGCCGCTCGGCGAGGTTCTTGTCGAGGATCCCGGTCGCTTCACGCGAATCGTTTTTGAGCTGGCTGTACAGCGCCTTGTTCTGCATGTAGGCCGACAGTGCGGCCTTGAGCTGCATGTCGGCGAACAGATCGCCGGTGCGCAAGGATTCTTCCAGCGAGGCCATCATGGCCTTGGCCTTGTCCGGATCGGCTTCCTTGCTGATTTTCGACGTGGCTTCGGCCATGGCCGCCGCGCGCTTTGGATCGGTCGCCTGAATGTATTTCTGAGCCAGTGCCATACTGGTCTCAAGCGTCGACATGCCGTTTTGCAAACCGGTCTGCATCGATCCTTTGTAGTCGATCCCGGCTTTTTCGTAAGCCTTGACCGTATCGGTCGAACCGATTTTGCCCATCCAGTTTTTCAGGTTGTTGGCCGCTTCGTCCGAACTGCCGGCCTGCTTCATCTGCACCTGCAACATGGCGCCCAGTTGAGTCACCGCATCCAAGCCGGTGATGCCGTTGCTGGCCATGTTGGCCAGCAGTTCCGGAAACCACTTAGCCATGTCGGCCGCTTCAAAGCTGCCCGCCTGCCCTTGGTAGGCAATCGCCTCCAGCGCCTGCTGCATCTGTTTGGGGTCGGTGATCTTGGCGTTCTGCCCCAGGGCATTGATCATCTTCGCCGTGTCGACGCCGCTGGATCCCTGCCCCACGACAAACTTAGCCGCGACGGGCGCATACTCCAGCGCCTTGCTCAGGTCCATACCGGCGCCGACCAACTGATTGACCACGTCGGCCACATCGTTGCGAGCCATGCCGGTGTCGCGTGAGGTGTCGATGATCTTGCGCGACATCTCCTGCTCTTCCGGCTTGTTGGCAATGCCGGCCTTGATCGCGATATCACGCACAATCGCGCCGAAATCAGCGCTGACCTTGGTCGGTACCGCCATGGCACCGACACCGACTACCGCCGCACCGACGGCGCCTTTCATGCCCTGTACGCCAGAATCAATCTGCTGATGCCCTTTGGCTTTCAGCTCGGCTTTGTTGGCCGTTTGCCCCATCGAGCGATAGGCTTTTTCCAGTCGGCCGACCTCGATCCCCTGCTTTTTCAAGCTGTCGAGGTTCGAGTTCAAACGGTTGAGTAATTTGGAGGCGCCGGCAGCGCCGGTGTCGTGAGCCTTTTTCCATTCCTCGCGCAGGCGGATGGTGTCGCCAATTGTGCGCTGCAGCACGCGCGCTTTGTTGCCTTCTGCCTCGAGGCGCTTGATGCGCCCGGTCACGTCCTTGAACGCGGCGCCGACCGTGGAACTGACGGCACCGCCGATCACCAGCCCGAGGGCGAGTTTGTTTGCCATGTCATGGCCCTCATGTGCCCAGCACTACGGGTGGCGGCTCAATCCGTTAGCCACCACACCATATCCGCGAACGGCATCGACTGGATCTCGGCGGCGGAAAATCCGGTTTCCGCCGCCAGACGTTTCGCCGCCGACTTGATAACGCTGGGGTTAAAACCCGTCGTCGTTGTCCATGCGAAAATAGCCGGCCTGCAAGCGGTTAAAATCCACCAGCTTCAGCCCCTCCAGATCCGCCACCGACGCGCCGGACAACGCAGCAAACAACACCAGCTCGCGCTGCTCATCGTCGCCCCCCACCTCACGGTTGGCCGCCCGCACGTCGCCCACGGTCGGCGAACGCAAAGCCAGCTTGTCGACCGTCACGCCGTTGATCTCACCCGGACACGACAGCGTTACCAGCACCTGATCGGTGGTCAGCGACAACCACGCCGGCATCGATTCCGAATAATCGGTTTTCGGTACCAGGTGCGAATACGCCGTTTGCACGCGGCGATAATCCGTCAGCTTGAGGCCTTCGAGATCCTTCAGTCCGACTTCGGCCAGACCGGCGAACAGCATCAGTTCACGCTGTTCATCATCGCCGTTGGCGGCACGGTCGGCCGCGCGCACTTCACGCACAGTCGGGTTACGCAGGTTCAACGTCTCGACGTCGATGCTATTGGCTTGGCTTGGGCGGGTGAGCGTTACAACGGCACCGACTGCACTGAGCGACAGCCAGGCCGGAAGGTTTTTAGCGATTGCTTGATTCATCTGAATCCTTCCTTACAGGCCGAGCGCCTGACGCACTTCGAGGAGTTGGTCTTTGCCGTCGATCACTTGAATGCCGGCGACCATGTCGATCTCGTACATCAGACGCCCGTCGATTTCGAGCTTGTAGTACGTGACCGCAACGGCGTGTTTGATCTCGGCCGCATCACCGGCTTTCCAGTCACCGAGATCGACCTCTTTGAGCCGGCCGCGCAGGGTGGCAACCACCGCTGTCACCGCGCCCTTTTGACCCTTGAAGGCGCCACGGAAGGTGGCGTTGAACGCCGTGCCGTCAGCGAGACCGAAGTACTTCAGGGACTCGCGACGCACGCCCTTGGTGACAAACGAGGCTTCCATTTTCTCAAGCCCCTGATCCATCTCGATGGGACCGGCCATGCCGCCGCCACGGTATTCGTCGGTCTTGGTGGTCAGCTTGGGCAGCGTCAGGCTGGGCACGTCGCCGGAGAAGTTCACGCCGTCGACGAACAGGTTGGTGTTGTACAAAGTCTGAGGAATCATTTGCTACGCCCCCTTAGGCTGCTTCAAGCACTTCGGTCATCCACTGATCGGTGACTTCGAAAAGGAAATTCGGGTTTTCTGCCGGCGGCACGTCAGTGAAGCGAATGCGCCAATACACCTTGCCCTGGGCGATCTGGCTGGCCGTGTTCAGTTCGGTGTCGGGGAACACTTCAAAGTTGATGATTGCGCCCTGGGCTTTCAGGTCGCGCATGAATGCATCCAGACCGTTGGTGACATCGGTCACGTAGGTCTTGGTGATCGAGCGGTCGACTGCCCACTTGTGCCCGGCCTGCACCGCGTCCATGAGGATGAACAGCGTGCGAACGCGGGTAACGAATGCCCACTTCGGATCGCTCGACAGCGTACGGTTACCCCACAGGCGGTAACCGTCGTCGCGAATGATGGTGGTGATATTGGCGTTGTTGAGCAGGTTGGCCCGGCAGGTCTCGTCGCCGTCCAGGTACTCGACCGCGCGACCGGTACCGGTGATGCCGGTCAACTCCTTGTTCGACGGCGAAGCCCAGAAACCGTATTCAGCATCCGTCCAGGCAAACAGACCCGCCGCCCAAGCAGAGCCGGGGGCGTCGACGGTCTTGCTGCTGATGGTGTCCCAATATTTGACGCCCGGGTCGACCATAAACAGGTTACGGCTGCCGAAGTTTTCGGCGTAGGCCATAGCGGCCTCGTCTGTCGTGCCCGGCCCGTCGATGATGCCGATGGCGCGCAGCTTCTGCGCCAGGCTGTCGAGCGCGGTAGCCACCGCCTGCGTGGCCGTGTGGCCCGGCGCGATCAACAGCCGCGGCTGAGCGTTGAACATACTTTTGCCATCGAGCAACGCCTGCAAACCGGTGCGCTGACCCGAGACGAGTTCGCCGCCAATGATCGCCGAGGTTTGCAGCGCCGCGTCTTCCAGCTTGGGTACGCCGATGGCGACGATCACCGCCTTGGCTTTGACGTAGATTGCTTTACACGCCTTGGTGATCGCCGAGTCAGCGCCGAAGGCGGCAATGGCTTCGCGCTCGGTGGTGATCAACTTCAGCTCGCCCGCCTTGGCCGTACCGCCGCCGAGAACGCCCGGGGTGAAGGTGTCACACAGACCGATGATCGAGGACGACGGCAGCGAGATGGTGCGCGCGCCAGTGTCGACCGACGTGGTCGTCACGCCGTGGAAAAAACTCATAAGGGTCAGTCTCCAGAAACGAAAAAGCCCCGCATAAGCGAGGCTGTGAGGGTGTTGGTGTTGCGTGTGGCGGAATGAAAAACGCCCCGTCAGCAAGGGGCGTTTAAGTGGGTTGTTCTGACAGCCAGGTCGGCGTCGGCGGCCGGTGTTCGCCGAGCGGGAATTGGTCCCCGTGAGGCCAGTCGCGCAACTGCCGGCGGTAAGCCTGTAGCTCCGCATACTGTTCAGGCGAGAGCGAGGTCGCGCCGCCATCCTCGATCTCGTCGCGGTGCCGGGACACCAGTGGATCGGTCAGTGTCAGTTGCGCGTCACGCCAAGCCCGCTCGACCGTCGCCAGTTCGTCAGCATCGAGCGGCGGCGGATCGATCAGCACCGGCTGGCCATCGGGCCGGGACGACATTTTTTTAGGACTGACCGACAATTCATCGAGCAGCGCCTGCCAAACACTTTCCGCCACCTCGACCACGTCCGCTGGCATGTCGGCGCCGTGGATCTCGGGGCGATAAGCCCCACAGGTGGACGGACTGAAAAAAACAATCTTGCTCATACCTAGTTCCCTATAGCCCGCCAGTAGGTCTGCCAATTCGCTTGAGCAGCCCCCGACTGATTTTGTAAGCGCAACGTACAGCCGGTCGCACTCAGCCCCGCCCCCATAACCGCGTGCATCAAACACGATGACCCGACGTGCATCGGCATGATGTTGCGCAGTCCGTTAGGGAACGGGATAGGAAATGTGACGTACACATAGCCGTTCGCATCCGACATGCCCGTGCCCCACTGCTCAATCAAGCCCGAGGGCAGTCGGTGATAACCGCTGCTCCCCCAAGAGCTGGCGAACTCGGGCGCATACTTCAGGGCAGACATACCGCTTTCAACGACCCACTGCCCGTTCCCTGCAGTAATCACGATGGTAGAAAGCGATTGGAGAGTCACGGAAGCCTGGGAATTAACGGTCAGCGCGCTAATAATGTCCGAACCCTGCCGAGCGATGGTGACCACACCCGGCGTCGTGTTGAATAGATAGAAATTGGTTCCGGTGGGCACCGAAGCAACAAGCGGCAGGGTCAGCGTCCCTGACGCCGATAGCACAATACGACAGCCAGCAGCCGAGGCAGTGAGTGAAGCGGGCAGCGCCCCGATATCCACACGCCCGGCAAAATTCCCCTGCGCCCGCTGCACAAATTCCGTCGTGGCCAACGCCTTGCCGTTATCGAACTGCGGTTGCGTGATGAAGTGCGCACCGCCCATCGTGCCCGCAAAGCGATACATCACCGAGCCGCCAACCAGGCGCCACTGGTCTTGCAGGCGAATGAATTCGGCCGTGTCGCCCAAGGCCAGCACCAGAGGCCCAGCCACGCCGGTCGAGGTGTACACCACGTCAGCACCCGAGCCCACGACTTTCAAACCGCCCGGGCCGGCACTGACCAGCGTGATCGTGGCGCTCTGCGCTACACCCGCTGTCGGTGGCAAGGTCGCCGTGAGCTGCGTAGCGTTGGAGAAACTGTGCAGGCCGCCGACGTGCGACGACGAAAGCACAAGGCTCGCATCGCTGGTCGTGAACCCTGAGTACTCGAAACCACGACGCCTTAGAAATTCAGTTGTCGCCAGCGACTTGCTGCTATCGAACTGCGCCGGCGTGGGGGCCGTCGGATTGCCGGAGAACGCCGGCGAGAACAACCGGGCGAAACCGTCCGTGATGTTCTTGAACGTCAGCGCAGTGGTGCCTACGACAATCGGGCCATCCGTCACCAGTTGCCAGATCGTGTCGGCCTGAGTAGCGCCGACCTCAACCGCTACCGTCAAGTTCGGCGTCACCTTGGTGCTGTTATCCGCATCCTTGGCCCGCACCCACGCCCCCACAGCGACCACCCACGGGCCGTTGTCCTTGGCCGCTATTTGATCTTTCACCAACACCCGGTCACCGGCGTTCAGCGAAACGCCGTCCACCACCTGCAAACCGACCAGATTGATATTGGCCGTGGTGGCAGCGCGCACCGACTGCTTGATGTCGAGCTTGCTCAATTCCTCCAGAATCTGCGCAAGCACCCACTCACGGGTCGCCAGCACCACCGCCGGGTCAATCTTGAGCGTGATGTTGCCCGTGCTGCTGACCACGAAGTTCATCCGCACCACCTGCGTGCGGCCGGAGCCTTGCGACAGCAGCGGCTTGAAGCTCGGCGCACAGTTGGCCACCGCCACCAGATCCCCGTCCGCGTCGTAGAGGCCGATTTCGCGAATCCATTTACCGCCCTCGTCGGCCGGAATGATTTGCTCGGCGATGATCACCGCCGGGTTGACCGGGTCAACGCGAAGCTGATTTAGCGGCTTGCGGCGCCACTCGTTGAGCAACTTGGTCTGAGTGGCCGCCGGCACTGGATTGGGCGGGTCGGCTAACCCTCCCGGGTTCGCATCGCCAACCCCCATTTCCGTAATCTTCCAGGCAATGCCGAGCGCGTCGGCGTTCGCCTGTTTGGCCATCCCCACATTCGTGAGGATCGCGAAAAACTGCGAATTCGCATCAATCATAATAAACGTCCAGGGTGTCTATGGTGTGTTCGCGGCCGACCACGCCAATGCTGCCGGTAACCTCAATGTCACGCATGACGGGGGGGTAAACATCGATTTCGTCGCCGTCGTAGAGGGAAACGGCAATGTCTAAATTGCCTGGGGTTTCGAGGCTAATCGCAAGCCGGGTCAGTTGCCGGGTGACGGGTTTGGCATCGTCAATCAGGCGTTCCAGCTCCTGGTACATCTCCTCGGTGATACCCGTGTCGAGAACGCCAACCTTCAGCGCGAAGGTACCCGGCACACCCTCGGGCACCGTCTGGAACCACTCGACGATCTCGATCAAGTAGCCCAGTGGCTCAACCACGCGGCGCAGAGCGCCGATGGTGCCCTTGTGTTTGTGGATGTAGTACGACGCCTTGATGGCCGCGCGCTTGGTAGCTTCGCTCCACCGGTAATCCCAGCGATCCACCGACCACGCCCATGCCAGGTGCGGTAGCAGATGAACCGGGCAGGTATCGGCGTTGTAGAGGTCGCGCAGTGGAACAATCGTCTTTTCGAAGAACGCAGCCTCCATGGCCCGTTCCAGTTGTGTGCTGTTGAGCGGCAGAAGGCTTTTCATATCAGCTCGCCAGCCTCACGTTGTAGCGTGTACAGAACGCCGCTTGCGCCTTGGTTGGGGCCAGATCCTGCCATCCGACCAACTCGACTCGGGCAACTCCGGCAACGTGCAACTGGGCGTCAACAGCGGAGCGGGCGACCTCGACGCCCAGCCGCTTGCGTGGATTGATCCAAGCTGCCAAGCGGCTTTTGGCCTCGGCCAGACTGGCATCCGCTTCGGGGCCAGCACTGGCCATGTGCAAAATGGCGTCGATCTCGTAACGAATCACCTGCGCGCTCTGTACAGTCACCCGATCACCAACCGGCCGCACGTCCTCGTCATTCAGCGCAGCGGCCACCGTGGCCAGCAGCTCCGGCGGCGCCTCGCCTTCCCCGTCCAACCCCAGCACCGTGACCGTGACGTAACAGGGCTTAGGGCTTTCGGCCGTGGCATCTGCCACCAGCCCTGAGGCGTTGCGTGCATGCAGGATGTAGCTGTTACGCGGGCCGGCGGTGGTCAACCCCTCATAGGCCAACTGAATGCGCTCGCGAAACGGATCGTCGTCTTCCATGACCTTGGGCACCGGCGGCACCGCCAGCAGATCCTCGGCCTGAATGACCAGACGCTGCAGATTGACGTTCGCGCCCAGGTGATCGAGGTCACCGCGAATGGCATGCGCCAGTAACAGCGCCTTGCCGGCGTCATTGACTCGGGCGCGGTTGCCGACCTTGTTGTATGCCCCGACCTCAAGCACTTTGACCACTGGATCGCTTTCCAGCGCGGCCGTCCAGTTCCCGCCCATGTACCCGCGAAACACGCTCAGTCCGTCCTGATAAACCTCTTCAAAGTCCAGAGGTTCCAGCACGGTCGGCGCAGGAAGCGACGACAGATCTACGGTACTCATGCGGCCACCTCCAACGTGACGCTGTCGCCCAGGTACTTCCCGACGATTTGCAAATTGATTTGCCCGCCAATGACGGAAATGACGCGCACCTGATCCAACTTCAAACGCGGCTCCCAGCGTCCCAGAGCGCGGGCGATCTCAGCCTGTACGGCACTTTTCCAGCCTTCGTTGATGGGTAAATCGACAAACCGCCGGAGCTTGCTGCCGTATTCCATACGGTGCCGGCGACTGCCCAGCGGCGTGCTCAAGATGTCGGCAATGGATTGGCGCAGGTGCTCGATGCCGGATATGGGTAGGCCGGTGTGGCGATCCATTCCGATCATCGATATCACTCCTTGAACGGCTCGTATTCTTCGCTGGCTTTCAGGAACTTGACCGCTTCGACGTCGGAGGCCGGCACCACGACCGTCGCCTTGACGACCGTATAGGAACGGTCTGTACCAGGTACGATCACCAGCCGCGACGTGTAGAGCTTGTCGCGGAATTTCAAGAATTCGGGTGATGAAAACGTTAAGGACGCAATTGCCGGTTCCGAGGGCGCTTGCACCTCGGTGACGGTCGTTTCGATCTTGGCCATGTATTTCTCCAGGCATGAAAAAGCCCGCACTGGGCGGGCTGTGGTGAATGAATTAATGCGTGTGGTGGTTGCTGTTGCCGGTGGCGTCGATGATTGCTCCGGCGCTGGTGATGCCCTTGGTGACATGCAACGCGCCGTCGATCATCACCGCCGCCTTCAGGTTGATGTTGCCGGTGGTCACGCTCACGGCGGCATCGGTTACAACCGCTTCCGTGCTGGCCACTTTGATGCTGACCGTACCGCTCGGCAGGGTGATGGCGTAGCTCTTGGCCTGCCAGTCGTAGATCAGCGAGCCGCCATCATCAAAACGCCAGACCTCGACATGGTCGCGGTTGTCTGGCGGCGGTCCAGCATTGCCATACAGGCCCGGTACAAACGTGCCTTGTGACACGTCACCACTGGGACTGATCAAACTGCCCTGTTCACCGAGTGAAGGTGCCCGCCAATGCCTGGCCTTGCCCGCCGCGATGCTGTGCCAACGCACCCACGCGCTGACCCATTCACTGCCATCCGACACGCGACACACAGGCGGCGAAGCGGACAGGTCCACCGCGACCACGTAGCAAGCCTTTACCGCCCCCGCGATCATGCGGTCATGCTGAGCGCTCGCGTAACTCACGGTAGATCCTCGGGCCTGAATGGCCCGTCACCCGGGTCAACGTCGAACACTAACGTCCCCGGCGGCTCGTCCCGCCACGGCCATTCCTCAACGCCGAGATAGACTTGCTGAGTCCACTCCACCAGCCACACGGTGTATCCATCCAGATGCGGCTGGGTCCAGTCCTGCAGCGATTGCACAAACTCGGCGGGTTCAACTGCCAACCCCCACGTCTGTGCACGCAGCAGCACCGCCAACTGGGTCGCCAATTGCACGGCCTGTTGATGATGGTGCGGCTTGATCGGGTCGACGATGATGCGAGCCTCAAACTTGAAGATCAGCGAAGTTTCACCGGTGCCGATATCGGTACCCGGCTCGATCTCAGCCACCTCCAGAAATACCGCTGGCAGCAACACGCGATCCTTAATGTCTGGCCAGGCTGTGACGGCCTGCACGCCAGGCAATTGGGTACGCAGTTGCAGTTCAACCGCCCGATAAAGCTGGTCCAGGCTGAAGGGTTCTTCAGACATTGCCAATCCTCTTGAGGTATTTCTGCAGCTCAAAATTGAGTTCCTGCTTGAGGATCTCCAGCAGGCGCTCATCCGCTTTTTTTACCCAGCTTTCGAAGTGCGGTCGGGCTTGCTCCAGCGATACCTTGGCCTTGGCCAGTGGGAAACGACTGCCGTTTTCGGCAACCCAACCCGAACTCGGCCCGCGACCAGGTGATACCGTGCTGTCGGGGTAGTCGTCCGCATTGAAATGCTTGCTGGCCGTGCGGATCCAGATGTCGGGCTTGTTGCCGTAGACCTTCTTGAGGAAAGCCCCTTGGTAACGCCGCCCCGCCACTGATACGCCGCTGCCGCTTTGCCGCGCTCGGCCAATCCGGCTGGACTCGATGGCGTTCAAACCAAACCACAGTTTGCCGCTCGCGGCACCGCCGGAAACCGGATAGCTGCGCAACCGCTGACGCACCGCTGCAACAGCAATGCGTTCTGACCGGCTGACAGCTCGGGCGATATGCGTGCGCAACCAGCCCAACGTCTTGTTGATCGCGCGCCGATGTGCCGCGGCAGCCGCTTTCGGCACCATCTTGGCGAAGTCCTGGAACGCCTGAAAATCTGCGGCCGAAGACTGGATGGAGATCATCCCGCCCCCAGCTGAGGGTTTGAAATAGCTGCCGACACTCATGGGCGCAACCTCAGGATCAGGGCGACCAGACCGTCGCCGCTCGGTTCGAGCTGGATCAGATCGTAGTCACCGCCGCCATCCAAGGCAGGCAAGTCGACGCTGACCAGCATGCCCTGCTCCAGGCCTTGCGAATCGCTTACGCGGATCTCGAAGCGCGGCTCGCGCAACCCGGTGTTGAGCTTGCCGAACTTGGGTTGCAGCCAGGGCGCGGCGAACATGCCGAACACTGGCTCTTCGCGACCCTCGATCCGTGCGGTGTCGCCCAGCGTTTCGAACACCACCGCGTCCACCTCGGCGACCAGATCGCGAAAGCCCATGGTCAGAGCTCCAGCGTGATCTGGGCGCGCGGTCGAGTGCACAGGTGCAGCGGGTTGGATTGCGCCTCGCCGGCCATGCCTTTGCCGAACTGCATCGGCTCAATCTTGCTGTAGTAAGGGATGCCCTGCGTGTTGACGGTCTCCATGTAATCGGCAGGAGCGAACGCCGAAATGTACAAATCGGGCACACCTTCCGGAACCAGTAGCGCCTGATCGTCATGGACGAAAGACACACCAGCGACTTTGCCGCGATAGCGTTCCCAGACGATGCCACCGAGTTCAAAGCTCTCCCGGGCGTCACCGCGCAACGACGCGGCCTGTTGGCTGTTGAGATAAGTCTCCTCGACCGACTTGTGAACAACGAGTTTGTTCCAGAAGTTCTTGCCGCAAAAAGCCCGTGCGCCGGTGCTTGTCACACTCCCCAATGCGTCCTCTTGCATGTCGAGCGCTTCGATACATTTAACTCGAACCTTCGTGCTTGGGTCAGTCAACCCCATGGACAGCTTCTGGCGCTGCACACCGAAGCGATCATACAAGTCCAGCAACACCGTCGAGCCGTCAGCGTCGAGGATGAGGCCGTTGAGTGCGCCCATGCGCTGGAATTCATGCGTGGCGTCCAACTGCCGCCGCGCCTTCGCCAGGCGCGTATTCACCACGTCCTGTACCGCCTGCAGTTCAGTGCGAGTGCCGAAGGCACGGATGCCTTGGATCTCGTCAGCCTTGATCGTGAAGCGCTCAGGCAGGTGCACGGTGTTGAACGGGATCAGGTTGCGCTTGCTGGCCGCGACCACCAGGCCAGAACCACCACGCTCGCCAGCAGGGACCAGTGCCAGGGTGTCGCCGTCCTTTTCAATCTGCACGGTCAGGGTGGTGATGCCTTCCTCGCGGAACAGCCCCAAGGCGCTGATGCGCCCTGGCAGGTAGGGTTGATCATTGAGTGCAGCGGTCAGCGAGGTTACGGTAAACGCTTCGTCGTCAAAAATGGCGATATCGGCCATGGGTACTCTCCAGAAACGAAAAATCCCGCACGCGGCGGGATGCAAATAAAAGAAGGAACGCTTTAGCGGACGATCACCGAATGTGCGGACAGGGCTTTCTCGGCAGCTAGATCCAGGCCGGTCAAGTGCGCTTCGCTGACCTCGGCCAGCCGCACCACCGCTCGACCGCGACGAACCACGTCGGATTCGCCGAGCGGGCCGTAGAGAATGGCGAGGGCATTTTCAGTGCCGTCCTCTGCCGTTGGGTTGTACGGTGCGAATTCGCCGGTGGCGGTCACCAGCCCGAGAATTTGTCCCGGCCACAATGCTGGACCCGCCGCGACATTGATCGCTTCGCGCGAGATCGTGCCGGCGCCCTCGGACAGCAGGAATTCACCTGCGTGTATCGGTTCCCGTTTGATGGTCATGCTCATGCTCCTTTCGCGCCGCGCGCAGATCCAGTTTGAGCTGCTTGGCGAGCAGCCCAAATTGAGTTGGGGTCAGGTTGTTTGGCCAGCACCTTGGGTGCCGGGTCGTCCGCCAGCGGCAGACTATTGTCGATTTCGAAGCCCTTACCGCTGGTGACAATCTTGTCGAACAGACGCGCCCGCACCGCCGCCGCATCCAGACCGGCCGCGACATACTCTGCGCTGAATTCCGGCAAACGCGCGGCCACGCAAAGGTCGTTCACCGTCTTGGCACGTGCCAGGCCGGCGAGAACAATCTCTTCGCTTTCAAGCTCGGTCGAACTGAGAATCGACTCGACCAGGTTGCTAATACCCGCCGCCGTGCAGCGCTGAGTGATCATCAACGCCAACTTGGCCGAGTCGACTACAGGCGGCACCAGCGGCGGTTCCACAGGTTCAAGTTCCGGATCCGGTTCTGGTGGTTCTTCGAGCTGGGCCAGCAATTCAGCCGGTGCGTTCTGGAATCGTTGCAGCACCGCGCCTTGACCGAGACAGGCTTTGACTTTGACGCCGTCGCCCACCTCATCAGCCAGCCCCAAAGCCACCGCTTCGTTGGCGGTCAGCCAGGTTTCAGCCGCCACCAAACGCCGCAGCTCCACCTCATCAATGTCAGGCGCTTTGGCCTTGTACGCCGCGATGATCGCTTCCATGGTCTGGTCGAGGACGTCGGCGACCTTGCGGAAGTCTTCCGCATCACCGGCGGCGTAGGTCCACGGGTTGTGGATCATCAACATCGCATTAGAGGCGATCACCACCCGGTGCGCACCGCAGACGGCGACACTGGCGGCACTGGCGGCGAGCGCATCGATCCGTCCGGTGCAGCGCTCGCCCAGCCGTGACAGCGCGTTGTGCATCGCCAGACCGTCGAACAGGTCACCACCGATACTGTTGAACGCAGCCACCACCGGCGACACACCGTCATCCATGCCGCGCAGATCCTGCACGAACTGATTGGCGGTGATGCCCCACGCCCCGATCTCGCCGTAGACGAAAACTTCGATCACCCGCTCGGTGGCCTCTCCACTCGCCTGCAGGGCATACCAGGTCTTGTCCTGAACCTCGACGCGCTTGCCAGCGCGGTTGTAAATGCGCGGTCGCGCTTGTTTGCTCATGGTTGCTCCTTGTCGTCGGTGTCTTCGACGGCATCAAGGGTGTTGTAGTTGAGACCCAGTTTTGTGGCCCGTGCCAGATCGGCGGCGTTTTCCAGATCGACCGTTTCGGCGTCGTAGCCGGTGCGCAGGACCATCTCGCTGCGAGAAGAGAACCCGGCCTGTACCTCCATCCGGCGTGCCTGCACGTCTTGAACCGGCTGGATGTAGGCCCAGCCTTGTGGCACCCAGCGGGTACGCAGGTACTGACGGCGCTTTTGCGCGTAGTCGTCCAGCACCAGGACACCCGACAGCACCGCCATGTCCATCCACGCAGCCCGTACCGGGCGGCAGAGTTGATGCACGTACACACTGAATTGCAGTTGTTCCAGGCGGCGCCGAAACTCGTTGAGCACCACCCGCAGCGCTCGGTCGTTGATCCCGCGCATATCGCCAGTAAGGATTTCGTAAGGCGTACCCGACCCCGCTGCAGCAGCCATCAGTTGCTGCCGCATGAAGTCCGGGTAGTTGTTGCCGGCGTCTGGGGGTTTGGAGAACTCAACCTCCTCACCTGCGCCCAGTTCCTGCATCGTGCCGGGTTCAAGCGCGACCATCGGGGTGAAGCCGTCGCGATCCAGATCGAGGGGCTGACCGGTCACCGGATCCCTTGGAAGGGGTCCCGAGTCGGGAGCTGGCCGCTTGATGAAGCCAGCGAACAGGTTGGCCACTTCCTGCCGGAACAACACCGCGTCGTCATAGTTGTCGAGACTGCGCAGGCGCTTGAGCACCGGTGACAATCGCGGCACACCGCGCAACTGGCCAGGCTCAACAGGCTCAAAGATGTGCAGCACCTGAGCCGCCGGCACGCGCACCAGCTGGTTGTAACCAGCGTTCAGCGAGGCTGCATCGCGCGGATGGGAGAGGTACATCCAGTACGCTACCCGCTTGCCGCCGGGAGTGAACTCGATGCCAGCGCGGATGACGTTGCCGTTTTTGGTGGTTTCGAATTTGTCGTGCGGCACGAATTCCGGTGCGAGGATCTGCAGCTGCAGCGGGACCGCCAAACCTTCATCCAGACCGCGTGGTCGCAACCGAATGAAGCATTCGCCCGAGGTTTCAACCGTGCGCGCCACCAGCGCCTGCTGGCCATAGAAGTCGGTGCGATCATCCGCGTCTGCCTCATCGACCCAATCCCCCCACAGTTCCTGCAGTAGTTTGCGCAACGCATCGTCGTCGGTTGTCGGCCGAGGGGTGATGCCCGTGCCGATCAGGTTGCTGACGCGCTTCTCGATGACGTTGAAGGCATACGGATCATTGCGAACCGCTGCCCGAGAACGCGACCTCAGGTTGCGCAGTGCTGGGGTGTTGATGCTGTTGATCCCGTTGTCGGGCGCGTCCCAGCCAGCAGAGCGGCGTCCCTCTCCGGCGCCTTCGTAACTGGCCTTGATGTTGGACGGCAGGACAAATCCGTTACGGGTCAGCGTCGGAAATTGTCGGGCCATCAAACCCCCTTCCCTGCGTGGTATAGCCGGACCACGCGCGAACGTGGCCCAGCTGCACTTGCCAACGACGAGCGTATTTCCTCGCGCGCCTTGAGCAGTTCATCGACTGTGCGGTACTCCACGGTACGGTCGGTGTAGCGCACAGTTTTCTCACCGCGAGCAATGGCCGCCTCAACCGCGTCGAGGTGCTTTTTTGTAAAGGACATATCAGCGTCTCTTCAGATAGCCGCTGGCAGAGCTGCGGCGTTGAGGGGGGGCTGCCGGTCGCGATTGCGTAACCGGTGCAGCGGGGGGCAGTGCGGGTTGGGCTTGGCGTACAGCAGCGGGCGCCGGTGTTTGCTCAGCATCAAGTCGATCGCCCTGAACAGGCTTGATGCTCAAGGCATCATCGAACAAGCCGGACTGGGCCAGGGCTTGTCGCACCCTGTCCCAATCGTGTTCCTGGTAACGGTTAATGCCGAGGTAGTGCGCCATAGCGAGGCAGTACACCATCAGGTCAAGCGCTTCGTTACGCTCAGCCTTGCCCTTCACCCATTCAATGCGTTTGTGTCCGCGCACGTAGCGCACGACTTTGCGCTCGGCGACGCACTGGGCGAAAAACTCGTCCGGCAGGTCGTTGGCAAAGTGCAGCGAGCCGGGACCGTCCGGGAACGGATAGCGGTTGTAGATCCAGTCTTTGGCGGTGTCAGTACCGACGAACCACAGCTCGGCGCCGTTGCGTTCGGTCAGGCCCTTCCATGTCACGTCGACCATGGACGGGCGCTGTGCAATCACTGGCCTGCCAGGCTTGCTTGCGCCCTTGATGGCAAAGATGTTGCGCCAGCGGCGAACGCGGCAGAACTGATAGACCTCATCGGTGTGATGACCGCCAGAGTCGACGCCCACTGCGAGAATCGCCAGACCCACACCACAAGGATGCCGGTAGCGACCCTTGAGTTTCTCGTCCAGCACAGCCCAAGTGCGTTCGTCTGCCGGGTCGCCCCAGATGACCTGATGGTCAACCACCCACCGCTCCATGCCGACGCCAAAGCCCATCACCATAAGTTCCAGACGGTTGGCTTGTACGTCGACGGCGCCAGTCAGCATCAGCACACCAGACGGCATCGCGCCGAGAGTGTAGGTCTCCAGCCGTGCCCGAGCGATCAGCACTTCCGCCTTAGTCTGTTCTAGTGCGCTGTCCCAGACCTTGGCCAGACGGGTGTTGTAGAACACCTGCATCAGGCTTGTATCGCCCTGAGCCTGGGCCTTTTTGGCGTCCTCGAACTCTTCGGCGAGCGAGGCCCAGTCCATCCAGCCGGTTGGCGAGTAGAGCGAATTGAGATGGAAGCCGACCGTCTTGCCATCGCCGCTACCATGGGCACGCCACTCGCCTCGGGCGAGCATGTCGCTCTTGTGGTGTTCCTCGATCAGCACGTCGCATTCGGAGTCTGCGCACTGATAATGCACGGTGCTGTAGTCCTTGCTGTAGAGCAGGCGTTCCCATTCCAGCACTTGCATATGGCCGCATGTGGGGCACGGTACGTAGTAGTAACGCTGGTCACTGGACTCGAACAGGTCGGCGATTCGCGAGGCGCCCTTGATCGTCGGCGAGCTGGAGAAGTAGATCTTGGCGTTGCGACCGAAGTTGGTCGCCCGTGTCTCTGCCAACTTGATGGGGTCACCCTCCTGGCCGACATCGTTCTCCCAACGGTCGACCTCATCGCCGTAGATGTAGCGTGCCGACAGTTCCGACAGGTTGGCCGCAGAACCGGCGGTGGTGACGTACAGCGAGCCACCCTCGAATTCTTTGGTGTCCATCGTGTTGCGTGCATCCCGCGAGCGGGTGGCCGCGACCCGCTCGCGCAGAACGGGGGTGGCCTTGATGGTTTTGCTGATCCGCCCCGACACACGCTTGGACAGGCCCAGGCTGGGCAACAGTGCCAGGATGTTCGAGGGTGCCATGTGGATCAGACCGCCCATCCAGTTCAGGGCGATCTGGGTTTTCATCAACTGCGAGGCCACCATGGTGACCACGCGCCTGCAAGGGTGAGCCGGCGATAGGCAACGCATTGGCTCGCGGGCGTAAGGTGTCCGTGAGGTGCGGTACTGGCCGGGCTCAGGGGCACCGGTGTCTCGCGGGATCCGCATGTACTCGTCGGCCCATTGATCGATCCAGAGATCTGGGTCGGGGCGCAGTCCACGGAAATAAGCCTCACGGTACACCTCTGCACCGTCAGGAAATTCCGTGTGCATGGGTTCAGTCCGATATCATGGCGTGTTCAAGGTCTGCTGAAGAGAGGCGCTCGGCCTCCTCCAGCGTTCGACGGAAGGTAGCCGTCAGGTGTTTTTCGATCAGCCAGGGATCGGTCATCGCCGCGAGGTCATGGGACAGTTGCGGCAACGGGCCGAACAACTGATCGCGCAGCAACCGGCCGGCGTTGTAGGCACCGGTTTCGACGGCTTCTTTGGAGACCAGTGAGCCCTGGGCTTTGCCCAGCTCGATCTCGGCCAGCTTGGCCATGTTGTGCTCGCGCAGGGCGCGGGCTTTCTGGAAGTCGGGAAGCTTGCCGTCGCCGGAGATCACTTGCGGCGGCGCAGCCATGGAAGTCGGCTCGGTCTGGGTCGACAGTTGGCTGTAAACGTCACGCTGAATCCGGTCTTGCTGGTGTCGTTCGGCGACGGCGGCTTTGCTCGGGTCAGCGGTGTCGCGAATCAACGCTTCGCTGGCCTGCACGTCCACCATTTTTCCGTCCGGCGAAAGCACCAGACGGTTGTTGTTTTTCAACCAGGTGATATAGCTCGGCGCCCTGCCGATCCGCGCCGCGAAGGCGCTTTTCGACAGGTAAGTTGGTTCTGTCATAAGCCCTCCTTTCAACGGCTTTTCAATGCAGACCTTTCAATTTCAATGGATTGAATTTCAGTAAGCTGGGGGCGCTCCCGCTAACACTTTCCCGCGGGTTTCCGACCCCGTGCCCTTCAGATACCCCTAGGGTCCCCGGCGGTTTTCGGCGCCCCAGATCGGTGCATCACCCCTGCTCGCCCCCGGCTGGCGGGACTTCGCAGACGCCCAGCCGCTTGGCAGCCCAGCGTTCGTACAACCCGATGGCCACATCGGCACCCGCCATCGCAGTCAGGCAACCCAAGGCGCCCGCCGTCCAGATCGACATGCCGGCCGCGATCATCAGCATCATCGCCGACACCCCGCAGACAATGCAGGCACCAGACCGAAGCGCGAGGCGGCGCAACAACGCCCAGCCCCGCGCGCCATCCTTGTCCGCCCGCCACATCTCCCCCGATACGCCACCGACCAGAGCCAGGACGATCACTAACCAAATCGGCATTTCTGCCAGTGCTTGTTGCTCGCTTGTCATCGCCAACCCCTAAACGCAAAAACCCGGCGCGATGGCCGGGTTTGGTGGTGTGGTGCCTGCCGCTCTCTGCGGTCGCACCTATCGAAGATGACTACTTTTTACAGGTCGATTCCGGTGGCAGCAACCCCGGTTTAATGCCACCCGGCGAATAAGTGGGTAACACCGGGTGAACGCCTAGCGAATGTCGGCGAATATCCCACC